CCCCAGCCTGCAAGCCATCCTCAATAGCATTAATAGCTTCGGATATAGAGATTCCAAACTGATTAGTAAGCAATTCTACAGTTCCAAGAACCTCCTTGTAATCTTTTCCGAACTGCTTAGCGAGGGCTGAAATCTGACTCTGCGAATGAACGAGCTCGTCGCCTTGTATGTTGAAGAACTCACGGGTTAGACGCTGCGCTTCTTCAACTTCCATATTGTAATTATAGAACCACTTAGCTCCTTCAACGACTGCCGATATGGAAGCGACAGCAGCTGTTGCAACTCCTACGAGCTTTGTCCATCCTCCAGAGATAGAGGAGAACATGCCCTCGAACTTACCCATGATGCCAGTAGACTCTTTACCCATTGATTCGCCCAACCCTGAGGCATCACGCTTCAGATCCGAGATACGTCCATTGACCGTACGAAGTTCTGACGCTAATCGCTCGTACTCTTGAGGATTAGTTGCCTTCGATGTGTCATTGAGAGCTTTCTGAAGCTCCTTGGCATGCTTCTTGAGCTGCGACATCGTCATAGCATTGACATCCATTGCAGAGCGAAGTTCACGCAGCTTCTTATTATTATCAGCTATCAGTTTACTATAGCTTCTCACCTCAGCTTGTAAGTTTTTATACTCAGCAGTCTCCTTCTTACCCGCTGCTTCGAGGTCGAGCATTCGATTCTGTCGGGTCTTCATCTCCTTACTCAGGTCGCGTGTTGCACGCTCAAGCTCACGCAGTTCTTGCTGTGCCTTGTCTGTTTTTGCGTCGATGACCAAAGATATATGGTCTTCTTTGATTTTGCTCATATTTTATCTATTGATTATCAGTGAGTAATCTGTGCTGTGAGAGTGCATTTTCCATTTTCTTTCTCCAAGCCTCACGAACCTCGTCCGTAAAGCCTGCTTGGATATCGGGGAAGGTTTCGTTATAGAGTACTCCCCAGACAACTCTGTTGTATATAGCATACTTAGCACGCTGCTTCTTAGCTCGCTTAGAGTTCATGCCAGCATAGTTCAAGCGGTATTGCATATCGAGGAAGCGAATGTAAGTGAGTACATTGAGATATACGGAGAACTCTCCATTCGATTCTGTCGGAGTGAACGCACGACGGGACAGGAAATTGCGAAGCGTACCAGTACGCTCCTTGAAGTAGCGATTAGCCACCTCCTCCTGTGTTTGATAGATGATACCAATGTCACGACGGAGGATATCTGAGATAAACTCATCCTTAACGAATTGATCTGTTACCATGCTACAAAGATAACACGAGCAATGGGAAGAGAAAAGGACAAAAAACGAAGGCAGCACGTCTCCCGACGTGCTGCCTTCTAAAAAAGCATTACTAAAAACATATTATACTTCACGAAACATCCATTTGAACTCTAAACCGTGTGCTCCAGGGCGGTTGCAAAAGTCGAATCCTGCTTGTCGGAGGGCTTCGAAAATTTGAGTAGGACTGACTTTTGCCGAAGGTTCTATTTCCTTAATAGCGTCCACCACCTCGGAGGTAGAGAAAAAGTGAGTGGCCTCGGCAGGAGCTGAAGCTGGTCGATAGGTAGTTTGTAAAGCAGCAATATAGATACTGACGTCTGTAATGGGCTGCTCGGGGTCATTGTTGTTCTTTGTCATTGTTGTAAAGATTTGGGAATTAATAATCTATTGTTTCGGAGGAGCTCTCAGGACAGAGGGCGTTGAGAGTTCTAAGGTCGTCCTTGAGAACTCGGAGTGTTCGCAGCGTCTGGAAGACACCAGGACGTGGTTCTCCAGACTGATCAGCGAAGCATCCTGTATCATCGGAGAGAATGGTCGTTTCCAACTGCTCAAGCATGTTGAGGTGCATGAGAAACTTGCCGTCTGCGACCATTGCGTTAAGGGCAGCAATTGTATCCTGACTGACGAAGCGGAGTGCCTGATCGATAGGTCGTTTCATTAAACACCTCCTTTCTTTATCTCTTCAGTTAGTCTCTTACGGAGATCCTCGCTGAAACCTTCCATAGAAAGCACCTCTTTGCATTGCAAGCGCAAGACAGCTTCTGTGAATTCATGTGTTGTATTGATATAGATATGGTCTTTATCAGCTTTGAGCTCATATCTACCCTTTGCCCTTGGAATAGAATTCAGTTCTGATTTTAATTCATCAATAAACCTCTTCAGTGTAGGTGCGTCAGCCATAAGAGCTTGGTAACGACGCTCCATACACACAGCAACAGGCTCAAGGTACTTCGGGGTAGAAGAAGACTTGAAATAATAGTCAAAGAATATCATGCCTTGCCTCCTTTCTTTTCTGATTTATTCATACGATATACTAAGTAGCCTGCACAGATAGTTGAGACAACTGAAGTGATAGGCTGCTGCTCAATGGCTACAGCTGCTAATCCCAAGCACAAAGATACGAGGTTAACTCGAATTACCAAACGACGGGTAACAGAGAACTCACAGATACGACTGTAAAAATCACTCTTTGAGTCGAGCCAATGGTTAAGAGACTTGATTTTGTGCTGTATCGTCGCACGTACGCCGATAGGCTGCTGTTCTTTTGCAGAGCTCTCGAATTCGATTACTTGTTGCATATTGCACTATTCTAATCCTTGCAGTCGCCTTGATACGGGTGACGGCTGCTCTCCCCGTTGGATTAGAATAGTGCAATACTCCGAAGAGCATGAGAATTCACGAGGAGGCAGCCGTCATGTAAGGCTTGCCTTTGGGCAATAAAAAAGCCCGGCCAAATGGCTGAGCGAATACCGTTCGCCCTACGGAGTTGATTACAACTATTCTAATCCGAGGGCAAAGATATGAATAATCCCCGAAACCTGCAAGGATTTCGGGGAGAAATTTTCCACGTGGGTAGAATGTTTATTCGAATTCTCCCCCCAACGCTAAATAAAAATCATATGTTTTCTTTATATATTTAATTTCAGTAGATGACAACGTCCTGGTATTGTAATATTGTTGGCCATCATACTTTACTCTTACCTTCTTTGCATTAGCAATTGCTGAAATTAAAAACTCATATTTATCACCAATTTGATCATCACACCATTCCCAGATAGTAGAATTGTTGTCTCTTTCCATTTTTTGAGGGATATAGATTATATTCCTGTCACCATCGATGTTGAATGTTATTTTGTTGATAAATAACCAATCGTCAGCAGTATATTGAATGCGTAATCTAAAATTCGATGCATTTTCATCATTTAATTGAAAGTAGCAGAAGATTTTGTTGACATTTGTATAGTTGGGCTTGTTTTTGGGCTCTACCCATGTGATGTTCTCAAACTCGTCCTTTTTGAATATAAAGTCTGGTCGGAATACTTTAACTACAGAATCTGTGTTTATTTTAGGTTTAGCAAGATTCTGTGTAGAAGTTTCTTTAGATACTTCTGACAATGAATCTTTGCTCATTGTGGGGTCACTATCTAAAGATGCTATGCCACCGATTATAAAACTTAAAATAGATATCCCTAAAATAGAGAGGCATCCAATTTTGAATACTTTTTTCATAGTTCTTTTATATTATCTTTCGTCATATATTTTAATCAGCGTAAAAAAAATGCGCGTCACGCACTAACTATCTGTTTTATTCTTCATTAATAAGTCCAAACCGTTTGAGTTCATAGGGAACAGCATTTGGATAACTGCACACAGTGCAACGAATTAAATCAAAATCAGCTGTATTGATAGTTCCTAATTTTTCGCCTTTCATAAGGTGCGTTGAAGTAGCTGTAAATATTTTAGTGCAATTCAAAAACGAATCGTGCAAAAGAAAAGGATAGGCCTTAGCCGATATTGGCATGTGATAATCTTTTATAGGGGTAGGGAGGTTTTGATTAATTTTAGAGTTGAAGACGATACCACCATAAATATTACCTTGCTCATCAAAGCCTAATACTATAAAGAATTTATTGCGTGTGTCGTATCCATTTTTAGGTATTATTCCATCTGCTTTTGATAACTCTATTTTGTAGACATCGCCCAACTGAACATCATTTCTAACAACATCATCAATAAGTGTCTGAGGTATATCCATTATGATAAGGCATTTTGAATAAATTCTTGTTCTTTAATGTATTCAATAAAGCCATCATTTGCTCCGCCAGCTTTAGCAATGTCTCCAACACTTATGACATTACGGTTTTTTGTGGCATGCCATGCGCTATCGTGTGATTTTTCTACCAATTCATCAAAAGAGAGACCTTTGTTTTCCGCAAGAGATTCTTTAAGGCTTTCTATATCGGCTTGAGAAAGATAATCCATATTGGGCTCTCTTTTAGGCAAAAGCGTGTTAGAGGCATCTTTGCCAGTAATTTCAATAGCTTCTGTAAAAAGAGGAATTAATTCTTTCGCATAAAGTTCTTTGTTACGAACAGCACTATAAAGCTCTGTTGGAACTGGTCCGTATTCCATCGCAACAAAATCATCTGCAACGATACGACTTCCCCATTTGCATAAATGTTTCTGCTGTGCGAAATATAAGATTTTAAAAATGTGATAATAATCCAGTCCTTTAGTAGCATTGATAATATACAATACTACTTCTATTAGTTTTTGTTTATCAAATTGTGTCATACTATTGGTTGCTTTCATTTTGGAAATAAAAAAAACTCCCTTTAATAAGACCTTATTATTTTATCAAGGGTAGCTCCTTTATTCTTGATATATTGTAGTCGGGGATATTGTTGTCTTATCTTATAAAATCAGCGTAGTCTATAATTTCCAAGTGCAAAAGTAGGAATAATCAACGAAATAAGCGATACTTTGCGCAATTATTTTTGCGTGACGCATTTTTTTTAGTTATTTAATGCGCAAAGCCCCTCGTATTACGAGAGGCTATAATGCACCCGTAGGCGACGGGAGACTTTTGTCTAAAGGTCAATGAGAACCTCGCCTAAATATTCTCAGCTACTCGACGGATTCGAGAAGATAGATCCATAAGCGCATTGCGCATCTGCTCTGCTTCCTGCTGGTTGAACCCACCTGCGCCTCCATTGCCGTCAATACCATCCATCTTGTGGTAAAACCAAGAAGATGACTTTTGAAAGTATGTTCCAGCAAAATCCCTCCATGAAACTGCCATAAGGATGTCTTGTACTTTTCTTTTCATATCTGTAACCACTATTGGTTTTGTCATTACTGTTTCCATATCTGTACGATGTTTATGTTTTTATTTTTCTCCCCCCTTGGTGAGGGGGAGAGGTTTGTTTTTAATTGTATGGTGTTCGAACCATTGTATCGAAGAGTTGTTGTAAGTCCCACAAGAGCTCTGGATAACCATTTGGAAAAGAGCGGTTGTAATTTCTCATTCTTTCGAGGAGTTCCCGTTCTTCGGGTGTTACCTCCATCATTTCTTTTTTCTTTTTCATATTCTCATTGTTTTCTTTTGACAATACAAAGGTACTATAAATATTTGTAGTGCGCAAATATTTACTATAAAAAATCGTAGGAATATTAAATATTTAACATTTAAAAAGCCATAATGATTTTTATCACCATGGCAACAGAGTTAAAAAACTCTTCAAACAACTTAACGAGCTTGATAACTATTGATAACTATTGATAACCACTTCGAGCATTACAGAGATGGATACACCTTACTTGACATAAAAGAGCCGTAACAGCTCGGAAACTGCTACGGCTACAAAGAAACGATCCTCGTGTTTTATTTTTCAACGGTCACGAAACCGTTGCTAATTAGGTCGGAAAGGAAAGAGTCGGGGCTGTCAGTGGAAACGAGGTAGCCATCGAGTTCCTGTAAGCGGTGAGCAAAGCGCACCATATATTCTTCGTCTGTGCCTTCGCTATCGAAACGACTGCCTGTGTGAAGTTGGTGGAGGAAGTCAGCTGGAGAGGTGGCGACGACTTTGTCGCCATCCTTCAGCCTGTAGGTTGTTAACATGCTGCTAATTTTTTAGTTCTCAATCTGAAGTACAACTTTTCGCTTTCGGTAAGGAAAGGAACGTTCTGAAGGGTGGTGTTGGTTTGCACCTTGCCTTGCTTTGCAAAGGTAATCATTTTTGCGAGAAAATGAATCCAAGCAGACATCTTTGTGAAGTTCGTCGAACCTCCGTGCTGACGGAACTCAACCGTGCGGTGGCGTACGTAAGCTTCGAGGTTAATCTTGTGATAGCGGTCGTAATCAAAAGCTGCTCTAAGCTCGCCAATATTAGAAGCTCGGTTGATAGTTGTTTCTGAAATAGTGGTAAGAGCCTGGCAGTAGCGGTTGTCGCGTCTGCTTTGTGGCATGAAGTTGTCGATTACCTTCTCAAGACGCTTGTAAGTAATTATAAGGTTCTTCCAAGTCTGAAGGTCAAATTCAGCAGCGTCCATGTGAACGTGAAGTCCGCAAGAGTCGTTAACCTTAGCGTTGCAGAGGTCGAGGACCCAGCAGACTTTTTCAAGTTCCTCAATTCCTTGCTCTCCGTGGAGGATTGGGCTAACAAGTTCGAAGGTATCGTTGCCTGAAAGGCTGCTGTCTGTCACCAGCTTCCAATGGTCAGCGTGGTCCGTGTGGTTGTAGCCTTCAACCTGTACTCTGATGCCTGCTGCGTTAAGTTCTCTTGCAAGGCGTTCTCTTGTGCAGTTGTAAGCTTCAATCTCGATGCCGAAGTTGCGGTTAAAAGTGTAATCGAGTTGTGGAAGAACTGTCGCTGCTGCTTGTGCAGCACCCTGTGTCATTCTCTGTATCATGCGCTTGTAGACGTTCTGCACGAATCCGTAGTTTCCGTTAGCTACAAGGTCTGCAACCTGTCTGCGTGTAAGTCCGAGGGTGAGGAGCTTCTGAATCTTAGAAGTCTTTGTTCCGTTTTCGTTTAGAATGCTTTGAATTTGCTCGTTCATAATCTTTGTTTTTTTAATATTCCTTGTTTCTAATTGTACTGCTAAGGTAACACTATAATGAGGAACGTGCAAGTACTACAGCCTTTATAATCAGCGGTTTAGTAGTAATTAGCTACTGCTAAATTATGATATAAAAAGAGGCCAGCGCATCACTGCGCCAGCCCCGTCATCGTAAACAATCTAAGAAACCTAATTAACTAAAAAACATTATGAAAACATTCACTTAATAAGTTGAAGAAACCGTGCATAGGTAAGTTGTGTATGTGGGTTACGACTGACAACGTCCATACGTACCTGCTTACATCCGAAGCGGAAGAAGAGGAATCGCTTAGGAACTCGGTGAACAATGATATCGAGCGTGTCGACCGAGGTTATCGAGCCGTGAAATATAGAATCTGTTATAGTTCCTGATAAAGAGACCCACGGATCATTCCAGGAGAGCTGCAGCTGTCGTGATGGCAAGATAGTAGTCAGAGATCTTGTAACAGTATCTCTGACGGTATCGTGGACTATTGTCTGAAACACTCTCGTCTTAAACTCCACAGAAGTTGTTGCTGCTGCTGTCGCTGCTTCAGTAATACGAGAAGTCTTTATTCCTGCTGCCTTAGCCACTTGCAGTAGTGTATCTCCACTCTGACGGAACTCTGACGAGCGGAGTGTCAGGGCAGGAACGGACGCCTGACTAAGTCCCGTATTCGTCCGCTTGATATCTACTTTTCCATTATGAAGGAGAATGTTCTGGTTCTCCTTCAAACGGTCTCGATCTGCCTTCATATTGCGGTATGCGATAAAGGCGAACAGGGCGAGACCAGCAGACACCAGCATAAGGGCGAATGTGAGGATCTGTAGTTTAAACCTGATCTGACTGAACATAGGCTACTGACAAATAGTACGTACTATCTTTATCATCTGTAACATCTGCTGCTGGTAGGCAGGAGATGTCGCATACTTGCACCCCTTGTTGTCGCAGATGCGACGAACAAATTCTTCTGCATTCTTGCGATAGGGCCAGGCGTCAGAATAGCAAGGTTTCTGCAAAATGCGTGTATGCTCACGAAGACACTCTTCAAGGGAGTCGAAGTCTTTAAAAAGTCGATAGACTGTGTAGTACCATCTATCTCCAGTCTTGCTCTTCACGACAGAAACGACTTTCTCTGGAGCAGGGAACGTGCGAGTAGGAGTGTTAAAGTATTCGTGAGTGAGCGTGAGAACCGTATGCCCTTTCCAGTTACTACCTCGGGTTATTCCGAAGAGGTTGAACTTGCCTATACGTGATTTGCCCCATCCACTCTCGAGGATAGCTTGCGCTGTGACGAATTCAGGGGCGATGTCAGTAGCCCTCTTAGCTGCTGCATAGATATTGCGTGCAAAGGCACACTGTGCTTCTGTTGACATGATTAGTCGTTCTTTATGTATTCGCCTTTATCGTTGAAGTCCTTCAGACGGCGGACGAATGAGGTTGGAAATATTGGATAGATGGCTTGAATGTTCTCAACGCAGGAGAAGCACTCTCGAACCATCATGAATACACAGATATAGGTTCCTATCCAATGAGTTGCCCCTACAACGCTGCCATTTACTTTGAAATTGGCAAGAATATTAGAGAGGATCAGCAGCAGGATGTAGATGATGATCTTCTTACTGAACTTACTCCAGAACGCCTCACTGGAGGCATCTTTGTGGAGCAAATGTTTCCACACACTAAGAATGGTGTCGATGATGACAGCGACACTAATCCATACTGCGAATTCCCAGTCTTGGTAAAGGAACTGAGAGACGTTGACCACAACGGAGAGTGGTAGAGAGACGATTGATATCATTGGTAGATTTTTCATTGTTTGTCCTATTTTTATTGTGATACAAAATTAGCTTATTGCATTTTCTTAACAAAGGACCGACTAAAGCGGTGAGTGGATAGCGTATCTGGAGCAACACAAGAGAGCATCAGCGTCCATCCGACGGAGGACAGTTCTGTCGCTACGAAAGGAACGAACTCCGCTTTATCGAGCTCGCCACGAGATACCCAGTCGATATTGCCTTCTTCAGCATCAGCTATCATCCACGCATGAATCTCGGAGAGTAGGCGAAGTGTGTTGTCAGATGCAAGCATGTATTCAGCAGCGTCAGCACGGTTCGTCATTTTGTTCGCCACAGTAATAGCGATACGTTGTGTAACCTGATAGGAGTTGCGCCCATCTGCTGATATGTTCAGTTCGCCATAATCAACGAATAGGAAGGAGCCTACCAGCTTATCGATGCGCTGCTTCAGCTCGTCGAACGACTGCCCATAAATATAGTTGCGGATCTCGGGAATGCGCGACATATCGGGAAGATGATCAAGCGAGGCGGACAGTTCGTTGTAACCAGGGAAATCACTCGATCCATTCGTAAGTATAGCACGGATACCCTCCTTGGAAGGGTATTGCGCAAAGTAGAGAAATTGGTCCTTTATCATCTTGAAAAAATAGAGTTTTAAAAGAGGCTATTGAAAGCCGTTGATCTGACTCGTATGTGTCACGACGCTGACACATATGTGTCAGAAGCGTGAATCATATGTGTTATATAATCTTATTAATGACTGAGATGGGCAGCCCCACCTCCTCACTGATTTTTGCCTTATCCCATCCAAAGCCCTTCATGTCCTTAACTGCATCAATAGTTTTCTTGCGCAGCACCTTCAGATAGGTGAGTACGTTCATCTGCTCTATCTGTTTTGCGTTGCCAAGTCCCTCCTTGGAGAGGTCGTAAAGTGCATCAGAAGCGTCAGTAGTGATAGGCTGCTTGGGCTTATGAGTGAACTTAGACAGCAGAGAGAATGAGGTCTTGCTGAATAGATAGTTGTTGAATGCTTGGAAATTAAACGAGATAGCTGTGAGAGTTTCGATAGGTAATCGAGCGAACACCTTAGCTAATTCGTGTGCACGTTCAGAATGATACTCTTTCTCTGGATAATAGAGAATAGCAGCAAGCAGGGGCAGTGATTCCTCTCCTCGTTCGATGAGTTCCTGTGCTTCGATGTACTGAAGGGCAGTAAGCGAGCAGGTGAGCATTCCGTATCCTGTCTCAATCCGATAGCCTGAATAGGTACGCTCACCAATCCGAACAAAAGGGACGAGCTGCGCACAGAAGCAGAGGTCGACTACGTATTGATAGTCGAGCCTGCGCAGCACACGTGCAAGCGGAATATTCAAGCGATAAGGGTCAACACGACGGCATAACTCGTAAGTATCCTCGTCGACACCATCCAGAACGCTATTGTTATCAGGATAGTTTATCTGAAACATAAACGTAAGCTGTTCTGAGATTGCTACGAGATTAGCAATCTGCTCCTCTGAATGGAACTTACGCTTTTTCCACCCCATAATATCGCACAGCCAGTTAATCCGAACCTCGCCAGCAGATATTTCGCCAGCTGCCATACGAAGGAAGTCGCCTACAAGGCGGATGAACTGACGGTCATTCATCGCATCCCAATGGTTAGGAATAAAATGTATTTTACCTTTATATATAAGTGAAACATCCTTCTTCATGGCAACATTATGATATTATCATCAGGATGATTGTACGCTGAATTAGAGCAGAAATCAGAAACAGTCTCAGAGGAGAGCAGTGTATCAGCATTAGAGAGGAGTTCTTCCGCTTCACGATCGAGGCGGTCGGCAAGTGCAAAGATAGCACTGGATTCGTCCTTGCCAGAGCGTGAAGCGTGACTATCATCGAAGAGGTTTCGAATTGTCGAAGGAAATTCGAGAATATCAAACCTACGGAGCGATTTTGCAATGGTCTTCTTTACCAAGGCAAGCAACAAGATAGGACGAATGCGCTCACGATTGTCATCTGTAAGTTTCTCGAAGTAAATCGACATAACTTCATCGAGCGTTTCCTTCTGCAATGGTACAGTCCTAAAGAAGTAAAGATAAGAGGCATCGATAGGATAGATAGAATCCATCTGATCCATAGTCTTTATTTCACATCGCTCCAAGATAGGGTAGTAAGGAGTCTTGCTCCACAACTCTGCAATTGCACCTTCAGTTGGTTCTGACAACAGTTGCACGAGCGTATCGATAGCGTTGCAATAGTTTTCCATGTAAGAACGCTTCATCGCCTCCAGCTCGTACTTGTACACATTGACCTCGCTCTTCCTTCGATTAACACTATCAAAGATAATTTGATTTGCCATGGTCATGTTCGCCATAGCAGCACGCAGAGCCTCCATAAGAGGAGAGTCTTCTTTCTCCTTTAAAAGCTCATCAAACACTGCACGACTGATTACGGTTTCAATACGCTTGCGAGCGGTAAGACCTGACGAGCGCAAATCGTTCAGATCCATGTTGGTTTCCACTCCAGGTGCATAAAGGCTGAAGGTGGAGAAGTTCTTGAAAATGTCTACGAGTATATTCATGACTGCTGTTGATTTAGTCTGTCTTTTGCTGCTACGTCTTCCTGTCGCTGTGGAACCTCACGATAGAAGCCTATGCGATAACCCTGCTTATAGAGTTCAGGGAAGTTCAATCGGAGAGCGAGATTGAATGGTTCTGCACAGATTTCATCTTCAGGTGTGAGTGACATTATATAGATAAGGTAGTTATAGTAAGCGTCAGAACCTGACTTGCTGATGACACCATCTTTACTAACCGCTGTGATAGATGCATCCAAACCAACACTTGATAGTAAGGCTTCTTCTGCTCGCTTATCGTAAGAAATCAAAGATTCGATATATTCCTTATACTTAAGGTCGATCGTTTCGATTCTCCACTGCTGTTCGTTGCCAGAGCTATCCATAAATGAAATAGAAGAGTAGGCTTTGCCTTGGTTATCTGCACCGCTCAGATAGTCGCCTATCTTGCGCAGTTCCAATCGCATATACTCTACAAGCAACGATTCACGATATTCGGTACCGATGCTGATACCGTTATACTTCACCAATTCCTGCTTCTTAGATGAGCGAACCTTATTCTCCTCGCATAGCTTAACTAACTGATTACGTTTGCTTGACACCCACGCATTCGGAATGATGATGTGTATCTTCGCTGCAAGTGAGTTACGCAGGAAGGAGTTAATGTAGGAGGCGGTCTTGTTACTACCTTGAATATATGGACGTGCGCCCTGGTGGGTCTCGTTCACACCGTAGAACTCGTCGACTGATTTCTCTCTGTGGTGTGACACAGCAGCGAATAGATAGTTGTCAACTTCTGACAATGCGAACTTAGGGTATATCTTGTAATTGCCTAATCCGTATGTCCACCGTCCTACAGCTATATTATTGAAGTCGCCATAATTAATCTGGTCGTAGGCTACATCCTTACGAGTGGTAGCAAGACGGCAGTGCTTATTCTCCAAGGGTTCTAATCCAGCTACTGGCAACATACCAATACGCTTACCACGTGAGAACCGCCACTTAACGAAGTAATCACCGAACCAGTAATAGTTTTTGATACAGGTCTTAGCGAACTCCTGTGCGGATGTTTCCATGCCACGCTCTTGCCAAGAGTTCAACCACTCATCCCACGCAGGCAGTGCGGTGTACTCACGTCGCAGCTTACCACCTTCTACTGTCTGCATATAGGCGCAAGGTCCGTTACCATACAGCATCTTAATCTCCTTGCTATACAAGCGAGGCAGCAGGCGGTTCTGCTTTATCTCCATCGTTACCTCTTCACACAGTGCGTTGTTCATACCACGCATACACACCTGGTATCCATTCACACTCATCCACTGGTGTTCATGTAGGCAAGTCTGCTGACCCTGTGGTACGAGTAGCCCTGGGCTTGTCGACAGTTCTCTCCCTTCTCCAATCTGAAAGGAGAAGGTATTGCCGTCCATGACGTAGAGTCCAGCGTTGCCGTGCAGTTCAATACTATCTGTCATAACCAATTTATCTTATGTAGTTTATATCCGTCTTGTGGAAAGCCCATATACCTAATGAGGATGCGATAACACATCTTAGGGTTTCCATCTTGATCCTCGAAGAGAAAGTAGTTCTCGGAGTCGACTTTGAAACGCTCCTCTGGTAGTTGAGTGCGGTACTTGCAATGTTCCTTGACTACTGGAAAAGCCACACTAATTTGACCCACCCTGGCAAGTATTTTAGACCCAGTAAGGTTAAAATAATGAGACCCACCT